GCTGGTACTATTGCTCCTGTAGTAGCGGCATCCATTAAAACGCTTGGATTTTGAACAATATTTGACGCTACATCTCCTGCCTCTATGCCTATTCTATTAGCTGCCTGAGAGAACGACCCAGCCCCAGGTAGTTCTGACATAATTCCATCTGTTACATCTATGCCTTGTTTTTTAGCAAGCTCTAATAGGCTTTGGCTTGGGGTACTTGCTATTGCAGGAGTAACTGTAATTGATTGTGATGCCGCATCTACTGCCGCATCTTTAGCAACATCACCAGCCCCACTTCCTGCAATGCCGCCCATAATTTTTCCTAGTCCGTAACCAGTAATACCGCCAAGCAAACCTTTCTTGAGGTCACCTGTTTCTATAAATGTTCCTAGTCCAGAACCTAACGCACCTAATCCAGCGGCCCCAAGCTTTCCAAGAAGAGGAACTGCGGCAAGTGCGCCAGAACTACCAGCCAAACTACCCAAAGCCCCTAGTATCATGCCAAGGAACGCTTCTGGTTGTCCTGTCTGTGGGTTAACTGTCAGAGATCCTGTTGGAGATAACGAGGCCAGCCCCTGTACTTCAGCAGGATTCATGTGAACTAGCATGGAGTCTCCATACCGTCCTTGATCAGCTAAGACACTTGCTATGCCTTCCATTTGTCTTGGTTGGCTTGATCCTACCATTCCACCTCCTGCCATACCTTGACCACCAAGTATTTCTTCCATGTTTGGAGGCATTGTTCCTGATTCTAATCCTTTTCTTAGCATTTCTTCTTGTTGCTTTCTTTCCATCCTATCAGCAATCATTTCTAAAATAGGATAACCAAGACCAATTTCTCTAGTTCTATCTATGGTGGGTTGTTCAACTCCCAACATTCTTAACATATCAAACATATCAGACATTTCTGTTTGTTTTGTTTCTGCAACTCCACCTTCTGCCATATCTTTAGGCTCCTTTCTGGATTCTAAATAATCTAAAAAATTAATAATTGCATCCGCTATAGGCTCTGGAATATCTCCTACACTTTTATTTATATCTTTAATAGTTTCTTGTTCAACACCGATAAGAGCTAGAGGATCAGCAGTAGTAAGGGGTCTTTGAAGCACTTGTCCTTGATCATCCAAAGTGTCGTATCTTTGTTTGTTTAGTTTATCAGCCAAGCCTATAAGCCCAGTTCGATTTAAAGAATCTAATCTACGCAAATAATCTGCATTTCTTTGATAAAAGTCTTTATCTTTATATTCTTTTTCTATTATAAAATTTTCGTTCATATTTTAGCTTGTCTCTACTCCAAATAGATTGAAGCTGAAGTCACCGCTACTGGCATAAACTTTAACTACATCGGTTTGATTTAAACAGAGTCCTATCACTACTGTTCTGGTTGTTGTTGCGGCCACATCTTCATCGTAAAAAATAAACTGTTTGTTATCTGCTCCTGCGCCAGCGACATGAATGCTGACTCTGAACGTACCCCCAGATCCACCACGATTACACGCAACCAAACTACTCACTGTTGTTTGAGTCAGATCTGGTGCTGTGTACAACGTAGTTGTTGTGGTGGCACTGGGAGCAACCTGCCCTAGAACTTTTATAACGTCCGTCACGAAGCCCCCATTAGAAGGAATTGAAACCTTCTCATAGCTAGAGAGCCTCTTTTATCTCCTTGTGTCTTAGCCAGATCAACGTCCGTTTCTAATTGATCTAGTGCAAATTCTACTGTTCTTCTGGTAATCGCTTCGTTCTGATTGTCATAGTCAGGCAAAGGGACAGGTAAAGGGTTTCTTCTGACTTCTGCCATTATCTTCTACCGTCCTGTCTCATGCCGAATCTAAATCCACCGAGTCTCCAGCCGTAGTCAGATCCTGTGGATTCTAGCCTTAGAACCGTGTGTCTTGCCCTTGCTCTGATGTTTGATTGCTTGGTTGACGGAGTAATTGTTGCTGTAGCTAGAGAGCTAGGTGTTTCAAGGGGATAGTTGCTACCTTTTATTGTCATGTCAACAGTAGGACTACCATCGCCACTAAACGAGAAGTCAGGCAATACTCTGTCAATCATCATAAATCTTTCGCCATCGCCTATCTCAAGATCGCCAGACTCTATAAATGCTGTCATAGGAGAGCCATCGTCATCATGTCCTACTTCGTGATTAAACACATAGTTATCGTTGGTGTTTGTGATAACAGAAGAAGCAACAGGGTTTTCTAATACGCCAGAATCTAGCCATGCGCCTCTGCCTAATGTACCTACTGCCCAAAGATTCTCATTGTAGTTGTAGCTAACATAATTGGTAACTTCTGTTGTACCTGTGCCAACTGGGTAGAACCAGATAATCTCGCTGAACGCATTATTCTCAGCCGCAAATACTTTATATGCTTGGCTGACGTTTAGATTAGAAAGAACAAAGTCTTGCACTGAGCAAGATATCTGCTGTACTGCACCGTTGTAAACATAGAACCCTGTTTTATCCATAAAATACACGTTACCCCTAGCATTGACTGCCGCATTGGGGGAGATCATAGACATATCTGAGCTAATGGTTGTGAACTGGAATATAAACGGTGCGCCTACAAATCGCATTGAATGCACCGATACGTCTGTCCAGATAAGTATTTCCTGTCTTGTTTGCAACGCCCCTACTATCTGGCTACCAGAATTTATTCTAACTCCTCCTGCCGTGTTGGTTGCTGTAGGAGTCCAGTTAGTAATTGATTCTTGATCTGACCACCTTACAAACAAGGGGTCTTGATTGGCAGATCCTATTGGGTTTGCACCAAAGGCAACGACATGCTGGTCATTGTCAGAAACAAGTATTTGAGCAGAGATTGTAGGGCAGTTAGATGCTCCTCCTAACTCGGTAATATTAACGGCTCTTGCTGTCAAACCGCCTGACTCATCCCAATAAAATATACCACCATTTCTAACATTGAACACAAGGTCTTCGCCAAAGTTGTCTTGGCTAAATAATCTTAGTTGCCCTGAAACATTTAATGCAGAGCCGCCGCCCCATGTTCCATCTCCCCAAGGGTTTGCTCCCCAACCAGCCGCTGATACATAGTCATTAAGGCCAGTATTAATCTGATATGCGCCTACCGTTGAGCCACCACCATTTCCTGTGTCACTGCTATTAGCTGTAACCGTAGTGCCTGATGAGTCTTTCGCAGTGATAGTGAACGCATTTGCACTTGTTACACTAGCAACTTGATATTCTTGATTTAAAACTGTGGTGTTTATATTGCCGCCTAGCGTAGCGGCTCCTGAGAAAGTTACAAAATCATTCTGCACTGCACCATGACCTGTATCTGTAACGGTTATAGTCGATGACCCATTTGTTGCTGAAAAGGTTACGTCACCAGCAGATGTTGTTTCTCTCAATGGAGTGATATCGTTTGGGCTGATACCTTCCATTACATAGAACTTTAGGTTTGTTCCAAGACCAACATACTTGATTGCTTCAAGAGAAGCCCAAGCAAAGATAGATCTGCAAACGCCAAGGAAGGCGGTATTGTTAAACTTCGTCCAACCACCTATTTTTTCTGGCCTGCCTTTTCTGAATCTAATTTTATCAGAATCAAACCATCCAGAATCTGCGGTGTATTCCGTTCCTTCTTTGTCTACACCTGGCGCAAATTGTATTTTCTGTAACGGCATTTAGAATCTCATTCCAGAAAAGTTAGGTATCATTCCACCACCAATTCCATATAAGCCGCCTATACCCATGCTATAAGGATTAAATCCTCCTTGACGGATCTGATCTATTGCCGCTCTTTGCTCTGGAGTTAAGTTATCTAAATAAGGATTTCCTCCAGCAAGCATTTCTGATCCAGATGCAGGAGGTGGTGCTGATTCTCCAGCAGGAGGTTGGTCGGCAGGCGGTTGGTCAGCAGGCGGTTGGTCAGCAGGAGGTGTGTTTTGTTCAGCTTCTCTTCTTGCTAATTCTGCTGAATATTCTGCGTTGCTTACCGCACCGTCACCATCTGTGTCAAACCCTTGAGATATAGCATAGTCTTGTTGTCCTACAGCTTGCTCTCTAGTTTTGCCTTGATCAGCCATAACTTGTGCTAGTCTTCTTTCATAAGGTGTTTGATTTCCTTGAAACTGAGCTAGTTGTTCTTCGCCTGGAGTGTTTTGTCTTCCTCCTGCTACAGTTGTAGTGCCACCTAAAGTAACTGGATTGCCTGCGGCATCTGTTAAACCAAAGGCTTCTCCTATTCTTCTGTAATAACCTGTGCCAATTAGATCTTTAAATCTAGGATCTAGCGTTCCTTCTTGATCTTGTATGATTGCATTAAACGCATCTCTTGCTTCTTGCTCTGTGAAGCCTTGCTCTGCAAGTATGGTTCTTTGAAGATTAGTCAAGTTGTCTGTTGGAGCCGTATCTGCTGGAGGTGTTCCTCCTGTTGGTGGTGGAGCTTCTCCTGTTGGAGGGGTTCCTGTTGGAGGCACTTCTCCTCCTGCTGGAGGCATCCCTTGATCTGGAGGCATCTGCCCACCTTTACCTGGCATTCCTGGCATTCTGCCGCCTTTTCCTGGCATACCTGGCATAGGCATTCTGCCTCCTTTACCGCCAGGAGATGGCATGGGGTACGGCATAGGATAAGGAGAACCCATGTTGCCGCCTCTAAATCTGTCTAGCATTCCTAATGTAGAATAAGGTCTGTAAGTATTTCTAAAGCTACTTTGAGGCCCACCAAGAGATTGTATTAGGTTCTGCGTTAGCATAGGAGAACCATAACCTGGATCTCTAAATGGGATATTGGTTGGCATCACTTGCCCCATTCCACCGCCTCTTAGAGAGTCCATGTAGTATGGGTTGCGATAAGGGCTTGGTCTTCTAGGAGGGAATGGAGCCATATATCCACCTCCAAAGCC